ATCAAGTAGATTTTCTGAGGTGGAAATAGGCATTACAATGAAACAGTCCATGATGTCTTCTCCTTTACACTATCCGCTTATTTTTGTCTGCCAAGCTCTATATGCTGGTTTATCTTTAGCGCATACAGAGAATAGCAGGTTGTTGCATAAAGTCAAGATATTAACATGATAAGGCTTAGGGATGGTAATTAATGCTTATTTTTTATGAATGGAGGGATAAGGGGATTGGAGGGAGATAGAGGAGAGGATTAATCTGATAAAAAAGCCCCGCAATTGCAAGGCTTTTTTTGTTTTAGATTTTTTAATAAATATAGACCCGGTTTCAACGGCATACTTAACCGAGCGCCGGCTTGTTCGGCGTCCGGTACAAGCATTTGTTAACCATTAAGGATAAGATTTATGTGTTTCTTTAGCCTTTCTTCAACCTTTGTTTTTCCACCAATTGAATTTTCATATAAAATTACGCGAAACCCACTAATATCAAATGGTAGCTTATCTCTCCTGTTGTCAGATAGTAAAATAACTGGTTTCTTGATAGCATGAGCATAGCCTACTTCATAAAAAACGTTAGGATTGTCTGGAGTTATGTCTGCTACTATAAATGATGATTCAATTATTGACTGTGTAATGTCGGTAAGTATAGAGTCGCTGCTATATATATCATCAGCTCTAACGCAATCAATTTTAAAACTTTCGACAGTCGGTTTAATTACCTCTGCGTACAGATCATTAAATTCTGGCGTGAATTGCATAACGACAAAGGCCTTAATAGGATTTGAGGCGATATGGATATTTTCAATAATTATCTTCTCTTCGCCTCGCATGAAAATAGCAGGCTGGCATTTGCTTATATTGGCAATGGTATTACATACACTTACGCCGTTTATCAATAATTTTATATGTGACCCAATTACTTGTATTTCGACATTATATTTTGAAGGCGCTACCTCGACATCTCCAGCAGTAGTCAGAGCCTCATATCTATTATTACTCCACGACCCAATCCCAAAAGCCCCTCCTGCACCAATTCCGATAAAGATTTCTATTGGATGTCCATGGTTTAGAACTACTTGGGCTCCTGATAAAGAATTACTAATAGTAACATCAAAATTAATTGTTCCGGACTCGAACCAAATATTTGATTTCATCATGCAAATTTGATATTGGCCCTTGTTAGGCCCTTCTTCAATGACTGAAGGAACATATTCAATTGTGCCTTTTTCAATTCTGTGCTTTCCGGTTATTGGTACCCAATTCAATGCTTTTTCCATTCGAGTTACCTCATTATTGAATTCTACCCTATGGTTAACGATGTTTAGACTGATCCGCATAAGAGGTTGATGTGTTTTTTTCGTTATAGATCAATCAGTTTTTTTTTCAAAATAACCCTGAACGAGATTTGAATTCGGGTTGAATCTTTGCCAGAGTGTTTCCATTGAGCTGAAGGCTATTCGCATTACGCCGATATCTTCCCGAGACAGCCGGGTGTATTTGGGTTTTCTTTTATATGCCCTGTATAATCCCCAGAGACAGAGCAGGCAGAACAAAATAACAAGTTGATGGAACTGTAAGTTTTTATCTATGCTGTTTGATGAGTTCAGGTTTTGAGTTGTTTGTTGCTCTGGTGTTAATGTTCATAGCACTGGATATTTAAACAATTATATGCCTGATTTAAATAATTTACTGTAATGTAAATAAATTTTCAAAGGAGGTCAACCTATTTTCAGTAAAAAAATACCCCAATTTACAGCTTTTTATGTCCAAAAGTTCCCTTTTTATTGTTACTAATCCAATGGAACCCTACCTTATCAATAATTAAGGGAATTACGCAGTCGTGTCAGGGAATAAATGGGAAAAGACATATAAAGGGCTTACCGAATTTCGTATAAAATTTTTTTTCTAAATACTGCTCTTTTCCTATCGTTTCTTATATTTTCCGCTCGTTTCCTATATTTACCCCCTGTAGGGGGTATCCCTCTGGTTTGCTTTTATAAAAATCATCATTTACTATTATCAGCACAACAGGAGAGGTGCGCGTATACGCCTTTGACATCCGGCTGAAAAGCCTTTTAAAAAAGAGAAATTGTTTGCTCCAACACTCTAATTTTATTAGAGATTTGGGGCTTTTTTTATACATGGGCCGGACGTCAGTTCATGCGGTCCGGACACCTCTAAAAGCGGTCATTTTGGGCGTGATTTATTTTTTTTGATTTTAAGGTTCGTTAGATTCCAGGATTCAAGGGAGAGGATATATATTCACTTAAACATCTGATAATGGATTTTTTTACGTTAGGATTTTAATGGAGGGGGGGGGTCGCTGTACCAGTTGTGTACCATTCGCGAATAAAAAGATCTTTCTCTACGTCCTCTCTGGCTCTAGTGAACATAGTGATCGGGCGAGAGATAAAAACAAATTATTGAAAAAACCTTTCCCTGCGTCCTTTGTGCCTCTAGTGAACATAGTGAACGGGTGATAGATAAAAAAATATTAAATCTTTCCCTGCGTCCTCTGTGACTCTAGTGAACATAGTGAACGGGCGAGAGATAAAAACAAATTATTGAAAAGATCTTTCTCTGCGTCCTATGTGGCTCTGCGAGAGATATAAGAAAAGAAATCAAATCCGCCTTAGACCGTTACAAAAAGGGTTTTAAGGGGGTTTTTTTATTTTTGTCCACGAATGTACCTCTTTGTATCGTTCGGAAACATCTTTTTATTCCAAAACCCCTTATTTTTTGCCCCTCTGCAGCCATGGAAGAGTAAAAAACTCATGCTCATCTATTATATATTTGTACCTGTTTTTGTAACTTTTATGTAACTTTTCTGTAACTGTTTTCGGTACGAGTACCTGATAATGGAGATATGATGACAGAAGATACGACGCAATTTATTACCACTCTTGGTGATGGTGACGGTATTGCTGATGCCAGGATTATATCCGGGGGAACATCTTTTGAAATAGTCCCTAATGTCAATATGAGCAAATGGGATGACGAAGCATTTCTGAATATCAACAAAAAGGATTTTATTGTCTCAAAAAGCACCTTGACTGATTTTATTGACGACAGGTTGATTCTCCAAAACAGCAATGAGAAATGGCAGACATATATCAAAGACGGCAAACAGGAGATTGAGGTTGTTTATCCTGATGTGTCCAGTGTTCCAAATATAATAGAGTTGGATTTACTCTATCCTGATGGACTGAATTTCTTTTATCAAGGCCCATTGTCACAAGAGGCAATTAAGAAAGGAAATGAAAGACCTGAAAATGTTGTCGGGAGTTATGCGGCCTACTGGAAAGAACAGAACAACAAATATAAGACAGGAAAATTCTGCCATATATATGCCATGTACTTTGTTGATGCAAAAGGCAGTGTAGTAAAAGTTCCGTACTTAATTGAAAATTGTAAAATACAGATACTCCCAAAAGAATGCGCGGAAGTTTCAAAATGGCTCGAAACAGCATATGGAGCAATTACTCTTGACCCTATTATCGGACATAGCAGCCAGGGCGCAAGTGAGAATGGGGTGTCAAGTGGAAAACCAGAGGCCGGTAAATTTAATTCTGGTTCTAATCAAGGCGATGGCTCAGTAGCAAGTATAAATATAATCGCAAAAGAAACTGGTGGGGGTGCAAATGCTTCAGCATATTGTGCCATTTATGATGATAATGGCGGAGAGCCTGATACCCAATTAACAAACAGCTATGATGGTGTAGAGATAACAGGCGGAGACAGCTTTGCCGCTTATACGATTACATACGGCACTCAGCCCACTGTCATAGCAGGTTCAACAGATTATTGGCTTTCGGTCTGTAAGGGAGCAGCAGGAACAATGCAAATCGCTTTTGATGACGGGGCCGGAACGTCAAGACATATTTATAATAATACAGATGGGTGTGACAGAGCTGTATGGACTACATCACTGGATAGTGCTGGTGATGATAAAATGAGCATCTGGATTGTTACTGATGAGGCAAGCGGCGGTGAAACTATCAGTATTGAGGCATCAGTATCCGGAGTTACCATTTCCCAGGCAATGGATTTGACTGTCAGTAGGGCATTGGGAGTCGGTATTTCCGGGAATAGTATAACCTCTAACGCCGGATTAATCGTCAACAGAAGCATTAAGGGAAATATACAGGGAGTGATCGGTGTTTCAGATGTTGAACTTCTCATAAGTGAGATTATCAGCATTGCTGCGTCTATACTGGTCCGGACAATTACCCCTGAAATTGATTTGAGGGTGGCCAGAGGCTACGTGAGCGGTATTTCGGCACAGACTATTACCCCAATGTAGGTTTAACAGTCAATCGGCCTATAACAGGGGATATTGCAGGTCAGACAACTGCCTCGGCAATTGATTTGATAGTGGCTGATGTCCTGAATATCATTGCTTCAATTACAGGACAGGCCATTACCCCGGATATTGGGCTGGCCGTAAAAAGGGATGTGAGTGCCGGAATAAACGGGGCAGCAACAACCAGTAAGGCTGTCTTTAAGGTCGCAAGGCAGTTTCAGGCCGGAATAGATATTACAACATTAACTTCTCTTATATCTCTGATACGCGAGTATTTAGAAACACCGCTGCATCCCGTTTTAGAGTCCTCCACAGTTGAAAGAATAATAGAGGGAAAAACATTGAGAAGATTGCTTGAGACTAACACGGTTGAAAGAATAATTGAAAGGAAACTAAACAATTAACATAAGGAGGAATGGCAATGGGGAGCTTTTCGGATTATTTAGAAAATGAGCTGTTAGGTCATATTTTCAATTCATCATATTCCCCGTCAGCGATAGTATATCTGGGATTATCAACTGCTGATCCCCTGGATGACGCTGGTGGTTTAGCAGAGCCGTCGGGTAATGGATATGTCAGAAAGGCCATTGGTTTTTCCGCGGCATCTTCCAGAAAGGTTATCCAGAATGGAGTTGTCCAGTACGATCAGGCTTCAGGAGCATGGGGGACACTGACGCATTGGGGGATATTTGATGCTGAATCAGGCGGGAACATGCTGGCCCATGGAGCACTGTCAATGTCTAAGGCGGTTGTCAGCGGCAATACTCCAAGGGTTGCAGATGCGGAAGCGGAAGTTGAAGTAATAGCGGGATATGTGTCTGACTATCTGGCAAACGCGTTACTGGATTTCGCGTTCAGGAATCAGTCGTTTTCATCTCCTGATACCTATGTTGCCCTCTGTACAGCCGCGGTTGCTGATGATGACACAGGAAACACAATTACTGAGCCGTCAGGCAATGGATATGCCAGGGAGCAGGTCAATCCTGATGGCGGCGCGTCTCCCGCATGGGATTTGGCTTCAGGCGGGGCATTGGACAATGCTCATGATATTGATTTTACCGATCCCACAGGGCCGTGGGGCACGACAACCGCCCTTGCGATAGCGGATGCCCTGATAAACGGCAATTTGCTGATGTATGACAATAGCCCGTCAGATGATTTCCCGGATTCAGGGGATGAGGTCACTATTGCCGCGGGGGCTTTGGATGTATCCTTATCATAATGGAGGAGAAAATGCTTACAGAAACAATATATGGCTCATACGGCAATTCCATTGGCGTTATCCTCAAGACAAGGCCGGCAGGTGAAAACCAGGCAAGCGCGGTTGATCTTGAAGCAGTAACCAGAGTGGTGCTGATTGTGGGTGATACTGTAATTGATTCTGATGAGGAAGAATATTCCGATGTTTTTGACTGGGATACCGGCACAACAGGGGAAGTACAGATGACCCTTGGAGGCACAGGGTTGTCAGCAGGTAAATACGAGGCATGGTTAATAACATATGATCCGGGAAATCCTGACAGCATAGTATGGGGTCAATTTGAGCTTAATGTGGTCAGTTTAACGTAGGTCAGGCTTGCTGTAAACAGGGGCACGCGCAAGGTTCCGTTTTTGTGTGTAAGGTTTATGAGAGGATATATACACATTTTAACATCCGATAATGGAGACATGATGACAGAAGAAACGACACAGACAGAGGGTCTCAGGCTGATTAACAGGACTCATCCGGAATATAACAGCCTGGTCACCAAGTGGGAATTCTGGCAGCAGAGTTATCTGGGAGGGCAGGGCTACATAGAATCCAATCTGTTCAAATACTACAAAGAGGGTGATGAAGAGTTTAACGCCAGGGTGGAACGGGCGTACAGGGAGAACCATTCAAAACGGGTGGTGGATATCATCAACAGCTATTTGTTCAAAGTGCCGGCCGCGAGAAACGCAAAGACGAAAAACGAAAACTTTGACAGGTTTCAGAAGAACGTGGACGGCCGGGGCAGGAGCATTAACCGGTTCATGAAAAACGCCTCACTCTGGTCGTCTGTTATGGGCAGGGTTTACATCATGGTGGACAAGATGAAGCTGGCTGATGGGGAGCAGACCGGGACCGCGGCGGACAACCTCAAGGCGCCTCCTTACGCGTATGTCGTGTTTCCCCGGGATGTGATGGATATCGCGTTTGACGGGAACGGCAGGGTCAAGTGGACAATTATCAGGGAGACATACAGGGAGGATGACGATCCTTTTGACGCGGCGGAATCCACGTGTGAGTGTTACAGGCTCTGGACACAGGAGGAGTGGGTGCTGTTTGATGACAAGGGAGAGGAAACAGGCCGGGACGCTCACGGCCTGGGCATTGTGCCCATGATTATCGTGGATAACGAGGAGGGCGCGACACAATATGAAGGACAGGGATTGATTGCCGACATCTCTTACCTGGACAGGGCCATATTCAACAACTGGAGCAGGCTTGACACCATTGTGTGCGACCAGACATTTTCACAGCTTATATTCCCTATCGAGGGCCTGCCGATACAGAATGTTGCGGATGATAACGAACTGATTGATCAGTTTCTCCAGCTTTCTACCAAGCGGGCGCTGCTGTTTTCCTCTGCCTGCGGTGTAAAGCCGGAGTATATATCTCCTGACGCGTCCCAGGCGGATTTTATCCTGAAGATGATTGAGCGTCAGATCAGGCAGCTTTACGCGTCTATCAGCCTGGCCGGTGAGACAGGGGAAGAGGTCAAGGCCGAGTCCGGAGTGGCCAAGGCGTATGACTTTGATAAGATGAACACCCTGCTTGCCGGCAAGGGCGATAACCTGGAGGAGGCTGAGCTCGAGCTTGCCATGGTGGCGGGCAGATGGCTGGATACTGAAATCGAGTATGAGGTTGACTACCCGGACGAGTTTGACGTGCGGTCCCTTGCTGAGGAGATCTCGATCGCCCAGGAACTGGCGCTGATAGACGTGTCCGAGACCTTTAAAAAGGAGATTGACAAGATAATCGTTAAAAAGGCCCTGCCCAAGCTGCCGAAAAAGATTGTTGACAGGATCTTTGATGAGATTGATAAAAAAGGATTCGAGGATTCGAGGGATCGAGGAGTCGAGGGTTTATTGGATTAGTTGGGTTTATTGGGTTCATTGAGATTAGTAAAGGAGCAGGGGGTTAAACCTAAATCAGCAGGTTTACTCCCCCCGCTCCGGGTTGTCAGAACAGGTACGGAAAAATTATCTGGAGCTCAGTTGTGACCGGCTATGCAGCACATTTCCGTGCATATAAAGCATTATTAAAATATTCAATAGTGTAATCGAAAGGGAGAATATTCAGAAACTCGAATGCTTCGTTTATATCTCTGAAAGTTTGAGTATTAACAATATCGCTGTTTATTGATCCAAGCATTCTGGATATACCGTAAATCACGTCTGAAGCGGAAAAAACCGCGGTCTTGCCGTGTTTACGCTTTTCATTATAACGGCTAAGCACATCACGCGACTTTTCTGCATCAGCATAACAGATATTAAAGTCTGTAACATCACTGAGGTCCACGATTTTTTTAAAGGGTTTAGGCAGGATTGGTTCATTATAAATTTGATTTATATAATCGATAAATTCTTGATTAGAGATTTTTCCCCAGGCTTTAACAAATACGCAACCGACTTCCATGTCAATATTATAACTATACGGCATTTTTTCATTAGCTCCTTTTAGTATAATCATTTTCAATGGTCACTCAATTGATAGTATATCGGCCAATTATCAGATTTCTTTAAAATTCAGGCAATTTTGTGATCAGGATCTGGAGTTCGTTTATGTGTATTTTAAAGGAACATTTTATTTTTGGTCTTTTTCCGGCATTCACCTCCTCTGTTATCTGAATATTTTACGCAATTTTCTTGCCATTGGAGTGGTCAAACTGATTTATTTTTGGTTCTTCTCCAATTAAATTGGAGAAGAACCTTATTTTCTAATATTTATTTATCGTCAGATAATTCCGGGTATAATTTTGTCACACATTCCGGACAGATACTATGGCTGAATTCAGCTTCAGAGTGATTGCGAATATAGGATTCAATTTGATTCCAGTAACCCTTGTCGTCACGTATGTTTTTGCAGGAAGCGCATATAGGCAACAGGCCGCTTAATGTCTTGACTTCAGCCAGGGCATTTTGCAGCTCCTGGATAAGTTTTTGCCTGCTTGCCTCTGCCTGCTTGCGTTCAGTAATATCGCGCGTAATCACTGTAAGGCCATCATATTTTTCGTCATGGTCCATCCGCGGATTTAATGTGGTTTCGTACCATTTTTTTTCACTCTTTATGTCCATGGTATAATTGATTGTCTGTGTTTCACGGGAGGCTAAAACCCGGGAAACCGCTGAATCTATCAATTCAGTTACATGACGCGGCATTGTTTTTTTGTAGGATTTCCCCAGAAATTTATCAGGATGGATAAACAGGCTGGGATTTTCGGGATTCTGAAAATAGTTTATGAATGTGCCGTTCTTGTCCAGCACAAATATCAGGTCATTAATCGATTCAAGAGTAGATCTTACTGTCTGCTCATTTTCCCATAACTGATTTTTTAGCCGTTCACTTTTAGCAACTTTTTTTTCTAATTTTTGAACTCTCTTTTTGAGTTCATCATATGTTGGTTTTGGGGCCATTTGAGTACTCCTTTTAATTGAACCATACAGCAAGGAGCACTTATTAAAAAAGGTTTTTAAATGAACGAGAACCTTATAGCCCACTGATAATGCTGTAGCGCGTGATTTTATATTCGGCTTTTATAGTATTACAATTTGGTTAGAATTTGCAAGGGCCTTGTTTAGGTTATTTTTTTTAGCTTAAAAATAGGATGAAAGGGTTCGAGGAGTCGGGGATTTATTGGATTAGTTGGGGTTGAGTGAAAGACTGTCTGCTGGAGCGGGCGGTCTTTTTTATTTGGGCGGATAGATTCCGTGATTAATTCACGGAAAAACAAAAACCATTAAAGGAGAGTGAAAATGCTTACAGACGCGGAAAAAAGGGAGCTTGATGCTCTACAGGCAAAGGCGGAGTTGAGTGATGAGGAAAAGGCAAGGCTTGAGGTCCTGAAGGCAAAGGCCGGAGAAGATCCCCCGGACGGCAATGACGAAAAGGTCTTCAGCGAGGCGTATGTCAAGGGCCTGAGAACTGAAAGCGCGAAATACCGTACCAAGGCGAGGGAAGCGGAAGAAAAGCTCGCCAGATTTGACGGTATTGATCCGGCTGAACACCTCAAGCTGCTTGAGCTGAAGAAACAGCAGGAGACTCAAAAGCTTGAGGAAGAGGGGCAATGGGAAAAGCTTAAGACCCAGCTGGTTGAAAACCATACAAAGGAAAAGGAGAAGTTTGAGGCGGAGCGCGTTGCATTTGACAGCAAGATTGAGGGCCTTGAGGCGGAGCTGAGCAACACAATACTCGGGCACGAGATCGCGGTTGCCGCGGGCACGGCACAGGCAATCAACCCCAAGCTGGTGGAAATCACCCTCAAGAGCATGAACATGGCGACTGTGGAGCAGGGCGAAGACGGCACACGGGTGATCAAAGTGCTTAACGATGATGGTGAAACAGCCAGGATTGATCCCCGGACCGGTGACCCCATGACTGTTCTGCAGCTGCTGGAAGATATGAAACAATCAAAAGAGTACGCGCATCTGTTTGCCGGGGGTAAGCCGGGCGCGGGAAGCAATACGAATTTTTTCAGGGATGGGCAGATAGAAAATCCCTGGAAGACAGAGACCCGAAACCTGACAAAGCAAGCGGAAATTTTCAAAGCTGACCTGGCGTTGGCAAAGAGACTCAGAGCAGAAGCTGGTAAGTGATTAGAGATCATTGGCAGCCTGCCTTTATATTAACCATCTAATTTGAAGGAGGCTTTATTATGACCACGAAAATAAGTGACATTATTGTACCTGAGGTGTTCGCGCCTTACATAATCGAACGGACCGTTGAGATATCCACGCTGGTCCTCATGGGCATTGTGGTGCCTGATCCTGAGCTGGACATACTGGCCCAGAGGGGCGGCAACCTGATAAACATGCCGTTTTTCACGGACCTTGACGGCGATGATGAGATCCTCAGCGACTCTGGATCCCTCACTCCGGGAGGAATCGGGACCGGACAGGACAAGGCTGTGCTCCACATGCGCGGGCGGGCCTGGGGCGTTAATGATCTTGCCATGTCCCTTTCCGGGGCTGACCCCATGGGGGCGATCGCAGACCTGGTGGCTGAGTACTGGAATCGGAGGGAGCAGGACCTGATTATCAACACCCTGACCGGTGTGTTTGCCGACAATATCGCCAATGACAGCTCTGACCTGGTCAGCGACATCTCGATTGAGGACGGAGACAATGCCGCGGATGCCAACAAGATCGGCGTTGATGCTGTTATTGATGCCAAGCAGAAGCTGGGAGACGCGGCCGGCAAGCTTATCGCCTTGGCCATACACTCTGTTGTCTACAGCAGGCTCCAGAAGCTGAACCTCATTGAATTTATCCCGGACGCAAGGGGAGAGGTGAATATCCCCACCTATCTGGGATACAGGGTTATTGTCAATGACAACTGCCCGGCTGACGCTGGGTCCACTTCCGGATACAAGTATACCTCTTACCTGTTTGGCCGGGGCGCGATAGGCCGTGGCGAGGGCAATGCTCCGATTCCTGTGGAGACTGACAGGGATTCCCTTGCTGGTGAGGATTATCTGATCCACCGCAGGCACTTCCTGCTCCATCCCAGGGGAGTCGCGTGGCAGGCCTCCAGCGTGGCAGGTGAGGCTCCTACCAACGCGGAGTGCGCTATGGCTGTGAACTGGAATCGGGTTTACGAGAGGAAGAACATCAGGCTCGTGAAGCTGGTGACTAACGGATAACATTGGTTAACCCTCGGGAGAGGTATTATGTGCCTCTCCAGAGGTTTTTGACAATTTGAAGGCCGCGGAGGTGAAAATATGGGACTTGCAGGATTTAACAGGGCAAGACGCTGGAGATGGAACAGGGAAAAGGCCTGGGCTTTGGCTGAAAAAGAGGCGCGCCAGAAAGGGGATGAGAAACAGAACGATAAAAACTCTGCCAGGTATGACCGGATCCAGGCGCTGGGGAAAAAGACCGTAGCGGCGCTCAAGGAGATACTTCAAGGGTTTCCTCAAGGGGCGCTCAGCCCTGCATTGGGTTCTAAAAAGGCGGACCTGATCAACGCGATCATTAATGTCGAGTTTCAGCCTGATGGTGATGGTGATGCCGGAGATGAGGTCATCATTGATGAGCAGTAAAAGAGACATTGAATAAAAGGGGGTGAGTAATGCCTGAAGTGAAAGCTGCAAGAGGCGGTGCGGATGCCAACAGTTACGCGATCGTTGCGGAGGCCAATGAATATCTGGACCTGATATACGGGGCTTCAGAGGCCTGGGAAGGCCAGGTGGAAGAGGACAAAAAACGGCTGCTGATAACAGCGTCACAGCAGATTGACGAGATGCCGATCAAGTATGAGCCTGAATCAGATACGCAGGCGATGCAATTTCCAGTGGACACCGGGGAAAGCGACGATGACGGATGGTATGCTGTTACAGAGGCGGCTATATGGCAGGCCCTTCATCTGCTTGAAACCTTTGACGCGATAAAAGAGGCGGAAAACTTTGCTGTCTCGGGTGTCAGGTCTGAGAGTGCCGCGGGTATGTCAAAGACAGTGACAGGGCTGAATCCTTTCAAAAAGTGGAGCCCCAGGGCGTTGTGGCTGCTTTCCTCTTATGTTGATTTCCGCGTAAAGCTGAGGATGTATCGATGATTGCTGATGTTAGCCAAAGACTGATCCGGGACAGAATATCAGATGACCTTTCTGTGCTGCAGGATGTCTATGAATCCGCGTATGCAAGGATTTACAGGAAACTCGGGGAGGCAAAGAAGGATGTGAATTATGCTACCTATGCCAAACAGATCCGTCTCCTTAAGCGGATCGGGGCCGAAATTGACAGGCTCAAGCAGGAAATGTCAACCGGGCTGGCAGACGCTGTAAGGCGTGCGGCAGTGTACTCCACAGGGCTGGCGATCAAGAACCTTGGCGAACTGGGGATCTCCCTTACCAACGCGGCAGGATGGCATTTTAATTAATATCTTAAACCTTCAGCTACGCTGAAGGTCCAAGCTTTGCTATGCGGGTAAGTTAGTTCTATCATAATAAAGAATACCTCCTTAAGATAATGGGTG